CAACTGCTTCAACTCGACTCAACGCAGTAGCGTTTCGCAGGTTAAGCAAATGTTAGCCAGAAGGAGAAACGCATGAGCGATAAACCGCGAGAGGTCATAGGCTATCTTTGCGGCCCGCATATATACGAGTACAAGGGCATTGTGTTCGAGTACTCAATATACGGAGGCCCGTGGCCATTGAAGAAAGACGGCGAACAGAAGAAACTTGCGGGGCGTAGGTTCTTTCGCCTGGCCCATGAGTTTTTCAAGCTCCCCGAGAGCGAGCAAGAGAAGTACCGTATCGGCGGTGGGTGTAGGAGGATAGTCGCAAATGCCTGATATTCAAAAGTGTTCCGGCGCAAAAGACGGCGATACCTGTTCTATCCGTGAGTCGTGCTGGAGGTACAAGGCCCGCGATTCTTACAACCAGGCATACGGCCCGCCCATTGGAGACTTCAAGCCGGAAACCGGGTGCGATGGGTTCATGTCCGAGGAGCTATTTTGACCTATCGATACCGGAACCCCTGGGCAAAGGACTGTTGGCCCCAGGAGTACGTCCGCACCTGCCCGCCGCCGGTCGAGTACGCCTGCTGCCAGCTCTACCACGTCTTCCCTAAACAATGGGATACCGTAAAGGCTGGCGTGTGCATCGCGCAACGTGTCGGCCTTGAAGGCGCGAAGGAAGCCGCCGACCTGGTAGCCGATCTCCAGAATCCGACGTATCGGGACGTATGGGATCGTCAATGGAACCGTCAGGAAAATGATACATATTCCTGACAAATTGCATCGTAACAAATAGCCTGTTACGATGCAGAAATCGTGTTAGTCCCTTGACAAACTTTTCGTTTTATGTTAGGGTCTAAGAGTCAACTAACTGGCGGAAGTTGACAAAGCGCCTTGTACTGGGCGATAATCAAGAGGCTTTTACCATCCCAGGGCGTGAGTACACGCGCCCGAACGCCCGCCAGCGGGGATGGTAGAAGCCTTTTCTATTTTACGGGGAATACATGGAAACAACAGACATTAAAGTCTTTTCGTTCGATTCTTTCGATGACGTGCGCGTGTTTATGAATGGAGATAGTCCGTGGTGGGCCGCAAAGGATATTGCCTTTATTCTTGGCTATTCTGACACCGAGGCAATGACTCGAAGAATTGACGCAGAAGACAAAGAAAGCTGTACCGACAACTCGTCGGGTCAGGGTCGATCAATAACCGTGATAAACGAATCCGGGCTATATACCGCAATACTGTCAAGCCAAAAACAAGAGGCAAAGAAATTCAAGCGATGGATAACAGAAACGGTATTGCCGTCTATCCGAAAGAACGGCGGGTATCTTTCCGCTACGATTGACTTCTCGGATCCTGAAAATCTACAAAAAGTCTTCGACGCATGGAAAGAAGAAAGAGCCAAACGTATCGCCGCCGAGACAAGGGTGTCTCGTCTTGTCCACAACAATCGAACATACACAACCGGCGAGATTGCCAAAGAGCTTGGCATGAGATCGGCGCAAGAGCTAAACGAGACGCTACACGTCATGGGCGTTATATATAAAGACGCTCGCGGTGTATGGTTATTGTATTCAGAATATGCTAGTCGTGGGTTCCAGAATATCAAACAACGCGAAGTAAATGGCGCGACAAGATACTACGCCGAGTGGACTGGGGTTGGACGGGATTGGCTTATTGGTATATTTTCAAAGGCGGTGAAGGCATGAATTGGTTTCAACACGATGCAGACTCGACGCAAGACGCCAAGATCAAAAAGCTACTTATTCGCCACGGAGCAATTGGATATGCCGTATACTTCCATTGCCTTGAGCTTATCATAGGCGATATATGCGAAACTAATATAACATTTGAGCTTGAGCATGACTCCGAGATCATAGCCGACAACCTAAAGATAGTAGGTACAGGGGACAAGTCGGGTAGGGACATAGTAGAGGAGATCATGCGTACCATTGTTGACCTTGGGCTTTTTACAAACGAAAACGGGCACATATTTTGCTTTAAGTTGTTGAAGCGCATAAACTTATCAATGACGTCAAACAAGGCGCTAAGGGATGCTATCGCTATAGCCAAGGAGAAAAATCATGATAGTATCATGACGCATCATGATGATATCATGATACCTACCTACCTACCTACCAACCCACCTACCTACCAACAAGGCGAGCAACCAGAAAAGAGGGTGCCAACTCTACAAGAGATAACCGACTACATCATAGCCAAGCAATTAGTCATAAACCCTAACGACTTCTTGACCTACTACGAAAACACTGGGTGGAAAGATCGGGACGGCAACCCTGTCAAAAACTGGAAAAACAAGCTAATCCAGTGGAACAAGCGGGAGATTGACAAAAGACCAGGAGCCAAGCCATATTCACCACCCGTGCGCCAGACACAAGACGTCGCCCGCTGTTCCTGCGGCGGGGATATATCCTATGGCTTGTGTAAGGCTTGCGGCAAGATGTACGACGGCCTGGGGGTGGAGTTGTGAAGTACGCCGACGTCGAACTAGAAAAGGCCGTGCTTGGCTGTATGCTTGTGGATAACTCGGTTATCGTGAACGTTGCCAACTTCCTGCAGGACGCCGACTTCTCGCAGGAAACCAACCGCAAGATATACGCGGCCATTCTCAAACTAAACGGCGAGAAACGGCCCGCCGATATAGTCGCCCTGGCGTCGATGAACCTGGGGAACCCGGCCTATATCTCGACGCTTACCGACGTTGTGCCGACTGGTTCGAATTGGGACTTTTACGCGCGGAAAGTGAAGAACCTCGCCTTATGCCGCCGCTTTGCCGAGATCGTTCGGGCCGACATAAGCGAGGAAACCGCGCTTGACGTTATCGGGGACACGGCGCGGCAGATGCTGGCGCTTGCAGATCGTTCCGGGGCCTCGACGAAAGTTAAAACGCTACGGGACGTCATGCCCGCGATCTGCGACCGGATGACCGAGGCGATGAAGCACAAGGGGGAGCTTTGGGGACTGGATACCGGATTCAATAACCTGAATGAGTATCTTTGCGGATTTCAGCCCGAGTATATAATCATCGGGGCGCGGCCCTCCATCGGCAAGTCGGCATTCGGTATGAACATGGCCGTGAACATGGCGAAGAAGGGACACAAGGGCGTGTACTTCCAGCTCGAAATGACCGACGAGGCTATGGCGTTTCGGGCGATCTCCAGCGAGTCGGGAATCAACATGAAGATGATAAAGGGCGGGTTTGTCGATTCTGGAAAGCCGCTCCAGCGCGTGATGAACGCGATGGACCTGCTCGCCGGGCTTCCGCTGGCAATCGAGGACGGCATGAGTGATATTCACGACATCGCCGCCAGAATCCGCTACCTTGTCCGGTGCGAGGGGTACGAGTGGGCCATGATAGACCACCTCTCGATTGTGCGGACCAGAAACAACAAGGTCCCGCGCTACGAACAGCACACGGAAATATCGGGCATCATTCGGGACTTGCGCAAAGAGCTACGAATCCCGATAATCTGCCTTGCGCAGTTGGGGCGCGGAACTGAAGGCAAGGCCCCGTCGTTGGCAGACCTACGCGAGACGGGGAGCTATGAGCAAGACGCCGACACCGTCATGTTCCTGCACCGCGACCGTGCCGATGACAAGGGCGTCACCTCGATACCGACCGACCTAATTATAGCGAAGCAACGGGATGGGGCTTGTGGGGTGGCAAAGCTAGTATTCTTGCCACAGGTTATCGCGTTTAAGGACGCGGCGAACGAAGGGGGGAAGGAATGAGAGAGATTGAGTTTAGGGCGTGGGATGAACGGGGGAAAGAGTATTATACCGAAAGCGCCGTTGCTGTTAACGAGTGCGGTGTTATAAAGTTTTTACCGGACGCGGGTAGGTGGGTGGATACGGCATTTATTCCAGAGCAATTCACCGGCCTCCGCGACGAGAACGGGAAAAAAATTTTCGAGGGAGACGTACTTTCGTGGAAAAACGCCCCTGGCATGAAGGACGGCGTTGCCTCGGTTTTCTGGCATGAAACGCAGGGCGCTTGGTTCATAGAGGACGAAGTGGGGGACGTTTACGACAGCATCTATAACGTAACTGGATATTGTACCGTTATCGGAAACATTCACGAGGCCGTAAAATGACGATTGACACCATAGCCCCGCTCTACGGCCCCGCGCAGGGGGAGAAATCTTGCTTGTCGTGCTATATGTCAAAACCCCATCTCTCTCGCGGCCTTCTTTGCCTCTACTACGATCTGCCGACAAGCCGTGAGAAGCGGTGCGGATTCTGGGGAGCAATCGACGGGCCGAAAGAGACGGAATCCGGCGAGCAAGATTTATTCGGATTGGGGCTTGACGGGAAATGAAGGCGGGTCTATACTAAAGGCGTAAGGGTAGCGCCCGTGTCCAGAATGCTCCAAAGGCGTGAAGCCCTGCCCGCTCTGCAAAGGCAAGAAGAAGCTCGTGCTTCGGGAGGTGTGAGATGGCGGTAACTCTGTTTGACGGCGTTTCCTTGTCCCTTGAGGTATCGGATTCGTCATTCATCGCCCGTGTAGAAAAGGACGGCGCGATTGTATCCGAAACGGTCGCCCGTACTGCAAGAATAGCTATAAACCTCGCTGTGCGCAAGATCGAGGCTATGGCTGTGGAGGCTTTAAATGATCGTTGCGACGCCTAGCTACATCATCACCTATCAAGCGATCAACCCCAAGGGCCAGAAAGAAGACGGCGTCATGCTTTCCCCGGTTCAAGACCTCGCGCCGGTTTTACTCCGCGCCGGGTACAAGAGCGTCGAGATAATCGAGGTGCGGACGCGATGATTTGCTCGAAGCCCGACTGTCGCCTTGCTGGGGTGGATCAACCGCCCGAGGCATTTCGCCCCAAGACGCGGATTTGCAAAGACTGTCTAAGAAGGTACAAGAAGGCGTACTATGAAGCGAATCGCGAGCGCATTCAGGCCGAGCGGAAATGGATACCGGACGACGACCCAGAGGACGACTTGAGGCCGATTTCCGGGGAAGCTGATTGGGCGAGGATTACCCGTTGACAAACATCGCCGGGTGTAGTACGCTAGAGTAAAGGAGCAATGGATGTTGAAGTTTATTAGGATTCATGGTGTAAACGTAGACCTGGAGGACGTGCGGGCGCTTTCGGACGAAGAGCTGGAAGACGCGTACTTCGACCTCAAGAGCGAGCAGATAAACGTCAATTCCCGCCTGGACGACCTACGAATTGACGACAACTACGACAAGGTGCGGGAATCTGGCCTCAAGAGCGCTTCAAGGCATATTCACCTGGGGATCGAGTTTGTCGCCAGCCTTCGCCGCCAGAGGAAAGACCGGGTAAGCGATAGGTTTATGACGAAGGCCCGCGAGGTTCTCGACGCCGACACCTTCGACCGCGTATACGAGGCAGTCCGATGACCAACATTGTGTTCATCATCTTGGGCGGGGTATTCTTCCTCGTCTATGCCGCTTCCTGCATTCTGGAGGACATTAAGCGTGCGAAGAATCAAAAAGGGGACAGCGGCGAAAGAGACGTGTTGGAGGAACTTTTCCCGGTACATTCGTCTACGGGATGCACTCTCGACGACTGGCACCCTGACCCATGCCAAGTGCATTACTTGCGGGCGTATTTTGCCAATCGAGCAACTACAGGCGGGGCACATGATTCCGGGCAGGACGAACGGGATACTATTCGATGAGACTATCACCCATGCCCAGTGCGACGACTGTAACGCGCAGGGCAAGGGGAACGGGGAGAAGCAGAAGTATAAGGCCGTCATGGTTGCGAAACACGGCGAAGCCTGGTACGATATGAAGCTACAGGCGCGGCGGACTCCGACCCAGTTGGACGACTTCGCGCTACGGCTTATGAATAGCGAATGGCTGGCAAGAATCAAGAAGCTGAAAAGCGACTATCTTGACCTTGACAGGAATTGATAAGCGCATGATGCTGGGGTCTACTGGATGGCTACCAGAGGCCGAGACATGGTTGCGCCACGCAATCCTAATCGGGTTCGATTCCCGATGCGCGCAAAAGGTTGCCAGACCTTAAAACTGGATTGCGGCCCTAGTGGTCGCCCCCGGTTGCCGGAACCTACCAAAACCGGATGGAAGCGAGGCCGCAAGCAGGCGGTCAAAGGGCGCTAAAGGCAACGCCGCCCATGCGTGGGAGAATGTCGCAATCCGGGTCGCGCCGGACGCTTCCAATACCGGGAAACCGGAAAGGAGAAACGGATGATTAAAGCGATCTTAAAGGCTTTCGGAAAAGCGGCGCAATGTTTTGCGCAAGAACTCAAAACGCAGGGCAAAAGCCCGCGCCGATTTGAGATTCCGTCCGACAAAATGCAGGAGTTTGTCGATAATATCGACGACAACTCAAAAGCTGGGCAGTATAAACGATGGGCTCGCATTGCCGAGTTATTCCCCGAGACAAGGGAAGGGGTTTGGGGGCTGGATACCTCAAATGCGATCCGATACTATGTCGAGGAGGTCCTTCGATGAAGTACCCAAAAGGTGATTATCGCAACCACGGCCCCCTCAAATCCCGGCCCCTGACCCGTAACCATCTCGGCGCGCGCCAGGGATACCCCGAGCCCGCTTCCGGCCCGAATCGGAAGGCTCGCCGCTTCCAGGCGTCTTTTTCCCGCTATCGCCTCGCGATCAAGGGGAAGCCGGGGGCTAAACTGATCCGCGCCATGTTCCGCGCCCAAGGAGTACAGGACACCATCCTCCTCATGCACGGCTACAATCGCGGCGTCAAGAAGCACCCCGGATACCCCACGATGGGCAACTACGACCGAACGGGCGGGCGGCTAGCCAGCCCGAGGAGGTAGCAAAAAGCCCGGTCAGCCCCGCTTGGCTAACTCCCGGTCCGGCGGGGCTTTTATAAATAACACTCCTTGACAAATACATAACAACCTGTTATACTTCCCTATATGACAATCGACGTGTGTGGTAAGCCGTTTAACGTCGTTTACCGCGAACCGATAGGGAGAACAGACGACAATTGCGGCGAGTCCGACTGCAAGGCCGCTGTGATAACCCTAGACAAGACGATGCCCGCCCTTATGCGTGATTCTACCCTCATCCACGAGTGGCTCCACGCTGTCCTTACGTCAAACGCCATAGAACACCCCGAAACCCTCGTAGCCGTCCTTGAGAATGAGCTATACCGCGCCGGATTCCGGGTAAAGGTTGGGAAGTAATGGCAGGACGCCCTGCAATCAATGATCCAAACGACGCCGACGCCATACAGGCAAAGATAGACGCCTACTTCGACGAGTGTACCGATAAAGAGAAACGCCCAACCTTTTGCGGCCTTGCCCTTGCGCTTGGCTATGCTTCAAGGCAAGAGATATGGGAGCATTCGCGCAGGGAAGAGGCCATATCCTTACCCATTAAAAAAGCACTGCTACGCATAGAGTGTGCCTATGAAGAGGCCCTTTCAAACAGCACTTGCACCGGAGCCATATTCGCATTAAAGAATAGGGGATGGAAGGACAAGAACGAGACGGAGATAACCGGCAAGGACGGCGGGATACTGGAGATTACGGTAGTTGGCGAAAATAAGCCTAAATAAGACCTATTCCCAGCTCGCCACTCCTTCCATGACTCTCCGCGAGGATTGCAGATACTTCGAGGTCTACGGTGGGAGAAGAAGCGCGAAATCGCACGAGGTTGCGGCTATTTTGGGGATAACGGCGGCGACACAACCGGGCCACTTCATCCCCGTTATTCGTAAGGTTGGGGCCACGATCAAGGACTCGGTTTTTGCCGAGTACCTTTCCTTCTTTGCAAGTGCTGGTATTGTACATTCTGTCAATAAGACTGACAAAGAGATACAGCTACAGAACGGGTCAAGGATTAGGGGCTTTGGCCTGGACGACGCGGAAAAGCTAAAGTCGCTCAAGGGTGCGACGATTATACACGTCGAGGAAGCGAACGAGATTAGTGAGGACGACTTTGACTCGATAGACGCGGGGCTTTCGCCTACCAACTATCCGGGGCGAATCGTCCTAACCCACAACCCGGTGCCGCAGATACCGGGGTCAATGCACTGGATACAGCGCCGATTCCTTCAATGCGAGCATGAGCTATCGAAGGCTAAAGAGATAGAACTGCCTGGCGGGAAAGCCCTGGTTTTGAGAACCTGGTACAAGGACAACGCCTTTTGCCCAGAATCAACCAGGAAGGTGCTAGAGGGGTACAAGGAAACAAACCCAGAGAAGTACAAGCTCTGGGCGCTTGGCGAGTTCACGAAAATGGAGGGCGCGGTATTCAACCGGTGGGACGTGGTGTTAAAAGTCCCCGAGGAAGTCGCGCCGGTTTCGATAGGTGTGGGGCTTGACTTTGGCTTTTCAAATGACCCGAGCGCAGGGTGCCGGGTTTGGATACGCGGGAATGACCTATGGGCAAAGCTCCTTGTCTATAAGACGGGGCTTTCTAACCAGATGCTTTACGACGAGCTAAAAGGCGCTGGCGTAACAGACCGGGACATAATCAGCGCAGACTCTGCGCGGCCTGACATTATCGACGATCTATACCGTAAGGGGTTTAGGGGTATTCGCGGGGTCAAGAAGCGGGCCAACTACAAAGAGGACATAGCTACCAGGCTTCAAGACTACAACATCCATTTGATCGAGGGCGATACCGACGCGATAAAAGAGATTAGCACCTATTCGTGGGCCAGGGATAAAAACGGCAAGCAACTTGCGAAGCTACAGGATGGCGACGACCATTTTATAGACTCTTTGATAATGGCTATGGCAGAATACTGGGGCGACACATATATGCACGTCCCCGAAGTCTCATTTGCCGGGATACTGTGAGGAATACCATGGACGCGAAAACGCTTGATAGGATTTACGGATACGTTTGTGCAAGGCGCGGGCTATACCACTCAAACGCCGCCTATGTACTCGGGAAGAACCCCACGACGCTTGAGACGCCGAAAGCCGGGGAGCCGGACAATCGTATACCGATTCCTCTGGCGAAACAGACGGTTGACGATATGGTTGGATACGCCGGGCGTGGTATTACTGTCTCGTTCCTGCCCGTAGCCAACGAGCCGACCGAGGCAGAGATTGCCAACGCGAAGGCGTATGAGGCGATAGCGTCCGAATGGATGGACTACAATTCCGATTCGCTCGATACCGAGGAGCTATACCGCGAGGCGCTTTCCCAGGGCAAGGCGTATCAAGTATGGTGGGCGAGCGCGGCCACTGACACGGGGTTCCCGCTTAGGCCGGAATACAAGATGGTTTCCGGGGATAGCGTCTTCGTCAAGTGGTCGAATGATATTAAGCCGGTTAAGGAATACGCCGTCCGGTTCTGGAACGATGGCGACGGGCTTAACCAAGACGACGAGTATATCTACGCAACGATCTACTACCCGCGCATTTCCGAGACTTGGCGCGGCTCGGGCGGGAAGTGGGAACAGCTCGCCGCCCTGACTGTCGAGCATCCCTACAACACTGTCCCGGTTATCGAGTACGCGGCGAATAAAACGAAAACACCGATATTCGAGGCCGAGAAGTACCTGATCGACGCCTTGGACAAACTGGTAGGGAAGTCGCTAAACGAGGTTGACCGATTCAACGCCCTCGTGCTTCTTTTACCGTCCCTTGCCACGCCAGAGATGAAGGCAAAACTCGCCGAGATGCGCGTGCTGGACGATCTCGCCCGGTTCGAGCATTGGCCCGAGTTCCTCGGAAAGAACCTTGACGGCGTTACCGAGTTTTATAAGTGGATGCAGGACTTCATCGAGAAATCATACCGAAAGTCTATCAAAGTCCCCGATATGACGGATGCCACCTTTGGTGGCTCCGATGAATCCGGCGTCTCCCGCGCCTTCAAGATGCTTGGCATGGAGTTTGTCGCCTCTGGCATTGAGGCATACTTCACAAAGGGGCTCTATGAAAAGAAGGGCCTATTTGATGACGTTATCGCGGCGGGTACTAGCGGAATCAATACCCAGGCCGTTACTATTGAGGCGCGGATGAAGCGCAATCTCCCCGTTGCCGAGATGGACAAGCTCCAGATAGCAACGATGATGCAGGCGCTGGGCCTGTCAGATGAAGCAATCCTAAACGTTCTTCCCTCGACGGTTATCGCCGACGTTGACAAGGAGCTGGCCCGGATGAAGGAAGCCGCCGCCGAGCGCGTTAGCCTCTTTACTGCGCAAGCCGAGCAATCTAACGAAGACGACGAGGACGCTAGCGCCGAATGACCTTCAACGAGGTTTGCAAGAAGGCTATAACCCTCACCGAGAAAGAGGCTGACGCTTCCGGAGCTCGGGTACTGGCTGAATACGAGTCAGCCCTTGCCGAGATGGACACGGCCCTGAAAGACCTCTACGCCAGGCTTGCCGGAGTCGACCCGATTGATTACTACGCCGAGGCCGCGAAATACGGGCGGCTCACGGGACTGATCGACCAGCTCCAGGCGCAGTACTTAGCAATGGCTAAGAAGGTCGGCGTGGCAACGAAACTAGCCGCCGAGCGAGCAATAAACAATAGCTACTACCGGAACACCTACGCCCTGAATTGGGCCGCGCCAAAGCGTGTGTTCGCCATTCTTGACCCAAACGTTGTGGGCCTTTCCGTATATGGGACGCAAGACTATTGGGACGCGATAAAGGACACCAAGACGTTTGGGCCTGCTGTCAACTACACCCCGAAAAGCGGGACGCTCCTTGAGCAACTGCTTGTCAAGCGCAACCCCGCCGTACTCGCGTCTATCGAGACAACGGTGCGGGCTGGACTCATGCGCGGGGATTCATACGTCAAGGTAGCTAAGGCGATCCAGGTCGTGATGGAAACCGATGCCGCCAGCGCTTTACGGATTGCGCAAACAGAGACACACCGGAACATGATGGCCGGTCAATACGCGGCGGAAAAGGCGGCGCAGGCTAAGGGCGTCAAGGCTCGAAGAATGTGGGTTGCTTCGCTTGACGACAAAACCAGGCAGACCCACGCCTCGCTAGACGGGAAGTATGAGGACGATGATGGCTACTTTCATTCTGGCGGCTACAAAGCTATCGCGCCAGGGCATTTCGGGGTTGCGTCCCTCGATATAAACTGCCGGTGTTCCGCTGTTCTTGTGGTCGAAGATACACCGCCAGAGCTTAGGCGCGGGCGCGACCCGGCTACCGGGAAAACCGATATAATTAGTTGGACGAGCTTTGACCAATGGGCGAAAGACAACGGCATGGTATGGAGAAAGGGAAAATTAGTAAAGGCTTGACAAACTACCACAGTTTGTGGTACAATATGGGAAAGTTAGAGTACGGGCAATCTGTCCATGCCCTAGCTTCCCGCCATCTTATCAATCTACCCGGAAACCTGGGTGGAGGAAACCAATGAGCATTGAGAAACTCACCGAATGGACTCGCGCCAACGTGCGTGAGGGTGCCAACCTTGCAGAGTTCGAGGAACTCGCAAGCGGCTTGAAGTTGCCGGATACCCCCGAGGGTGCATGGGACTTCATTCAGAAAAACAAGCCGTTTAAGTCTTACTTCGATTCTGCGCTCTCGAAAAAGAACGCTGAATATGACAAGCGATTCCAAGAGGAAAAGCTCCCTGATATCGAGAAGCAGTTAACCGAAAGACTGCGCGCGGAGCTTAACCCGAAAGAGACGCCGGAACAGAAAACCATTCGGGAATTGAAAGAGCGCCTTGACGCGAAGGAGCGTAACGAGAAAATCGGGACGATCCGCGAGGCGCTCCGCAAGAAGGCAAGCGAAAAGGGCTTTGACCCCGACCTTGCCGCCGAGTTAGCAGTATTCGGAGACGACGCCGAGGCGAGGCTTGAAGCGTTCGCCGAGAAGTGGTCGGCCGGACTCAATGCGAAGATTGAAGAGATCGCAAAGCAAAAGTTCGGAGCCGTTCCCCAGCCAAAGGGAGGCGGCAACGTAAAGGCATTAAGCCAGGAACAGATAGACGCCATGCTCCCTAAAGAGCGCGCCGCCTTTTTCGCCTCCGGTGGAGTGCCGCTATAAACCTGGGAAACCAGTAAATCAAAGGGGAATGATCTATGTCTAATACGCTTACCAACCTCCAGCCCACCCTCTACAGTGCCGCGCAGGAAGTATCGAACACGCCTTTTGGTATCGTTTCGGCCATCAGCGCGAACTTCGATGACAAGGGCGTGGCTATCGGCGACAAAGTTACCGTTCCGGTTGCGCCTGTCCGCGCCTCTGGTAATTATAGCCCGACGATGAACCTGAACAACGGGTCTACCGGAGCCGACGCGATTGCCGCAAAGGTTGACGTCGAGATCACCGCGAACAAGTACGTTTCGTGGCACCTTACCGGCGAGCAAGAAAAGAGCCTCGCCAACGGTGGGACTGACAAGGAGTGGTTCCGCCAGCTCGTCGCGCAGGGTATGCGCCAGCTCCGCAACGACGCGGAGGCGGATGCCTATGCCGCCGTCAAGGTGGGAGCCTCTCGCGCCATCGGTACGGCGGGTACTACTCCGTTTGCTACCGGCATCGACGAGATCGCCGACCTACGCAAGCTCTTGCGCTACAACGGCGCGCCGATGGTTGATCCCCAGCTCATAATGAGCGGTGACGCCGCCGCGAACTACATGAAGACGAGCATCTACCAGCTGGCATACTCCGCTGGCTCCGATGCCGACCGCCGCGCGGGTGTGTTTGGCCGCCAGTACGGCTTCACCCTACGCGACTCTGCTGGGATCACGCTGCATGACTCCAGCTCTGCGGCGAACTACGCAACCAATGGCGGCGAGTCCGCGAAGGCTGTATCTATCACCGTTGGGACCGGAACCGACGCGATCAATGCGGGCGACGTGTTCAGCCTTGCCGATCGCACTGGTGAGCTGTACGTCGTTTCCACCGCGCAGACCGGAGCTGGCGAGCTTCTCATCAATCGCCCCGGCCTCATCGGTGCCACCGCTACGGCCCAGGCGCTGACGTTCACCGCTGACTATACCCCGTGTCTCGCCTTCGAGCGTTCGGCGGTTGTCGGCGTCATGCGCCCGCCCTATATCCCGGCGAATCCTGCTATTGAGCAGATGACCGTTTCCGACCAGTTCGGCATGACCTATCTGCTTTGCCGCGTCGTCGGTGATGGAGTCGTAACCTGGCGCCTGCACCTCGCGTATGGCTTCAAGGTCGTCCAGCCCGAGCACGTCGTCCTGCTTCTTGGCTAACAATCCGGGGAGGGTGTAAAAGCCCTCCCCCTCCTTAAAGGGGAAACAAATGAAGGATTACCTGAAAAGCACTAAGACGGCTATAAAGAAGATGGGGCAGGACTTCGCGCGCTTAGGACTCGGCCAGTACGAGCTATGCGTGTTGGAGTTCCCGGTGTCTACCGCGTCCCATTCTACGCCGGAATACATGACGATCCCGTTTGGGTTCAAGCTCCTGTTCGCCTATGCAATCGCTGACGCAACTGTGTCGAGCGGCTCTGTCGCTTTCCGCAAAAGCACTACGACCATCGCCACGATTGCCCTCGCTACTGATGGCGCGCTTGCCGTTGCCTCTGCCCTCGCTCCGACCGAGTTCGCTTATGGTGATACGGTCAACGCGCTTACCAACAACACGGCTTGCACTGGGACCATTTATCTCGTGGGGGTACGCACTTGATAGCCACCCAGTCGAGCGCGGAATACGATGTACGCGCCGGAAACGTTTACACTTTCGGGGCGAGCGACTCTGATCTTGATACGACGGAGACGTTCGACATCGCTATAAAAACGCCCGCGACTGGGAGCTTCGAGATCGTCGGGGAATATGAGGCGTTCGGCGGCACTGCTACCGTCGCCTTCTATTCCGGGGCAACACTCCAGGCCGCGACTGGTTCGGCTGTTACCGTTACAAACAGCAACGACCTAAGTACGAAAACATCGGGCCTTGTCGTGCTTCTAGGGCCGACCGTAACCGCGCCGGGAACGCTCAAGCGTTCTAGAACCATGTTTGCATCGGCGACAGTTCCGGCTAAATCAACATCTGGCATCGGTGATGTTATCCCGCGCGTGCTTGCTCCAAACACGCAGTACCTACTGCGTATGACTGGTGCGGTCAATGATGTTTCGGTCGGGGCGTATTTGCGGGTAACTAAGCGATGAGATGTATAACTACCGCGCAATGCAAGACGCTCCTTGGCTTGAGCGTGTCAACGTATGACACAGCGATAGCGGCGGCGATCCCTAAGATTGACGCAATAGTCCGTAGGCTTACGCGCGGTAGATACAATCTCTTTGTTGCTGGCACCACGACGAGCGGAACTACGGGGATGCTCGTTTCCGGGGTCAGGGCCGCGAGTGGTCTACCGATTTATGTCGCCGGGTCTTTCTCATGGTCTAGCGATGGCGGACCGCTTGTGGACTGCCTAGAAATCGGGATGCAGATATCGGGGACTGGCATTGCCGCCGATTCCCATATCGTTGATATCTACCCCGAGGGCGGGACGATTGACGGTGTGGAATATGTGGGTGCCGCGATAGAATTAAGCGCAGACGCCACCGCATCCGGCGAGGTCGAGGCGCAGACGACTATCCCGGTTGACCTTCAATACATCATCGCGGCGGGTGTGTGGTGGATGGTGCAGAATAGTCCCACGACTCCGAAAGACGATACTTGGGTGTCTCGCACGATGGGGCCGCTGTCCGTTACCAGGAACGCCTCGGACACGCAAATTGACGGCGGATCGGGAATGCCGCTCTGGTTTGTCAAGGCGCTTCCCTCGTTCATGGGGGCGTTTTAATGCTTGAGTACTTCGACGGCTGGGACGTGTCGAGTGCCGTGTGGTATAAGATCATCAGCACGAGGGACGCGGCGGGTCGAACGGTTGAAACAAACCAGGCGCTTAACGGCGGCGTATCCATGCGCGTATACAAGTGGGTTGACCGCGCCGTTCAGACGAATGAGAACGATAAGTTTGCGGGGTCGGAGATCGGACGCATTGCGCTTCCGTATCAAACGCTCTGGTACGATACTACGGTTGGAGAAACTACGACCAGGACGGCAGTGCCTTTCGGCGTTTCGGTCCATGCGCTGATTGATGGCAAGAAGTACTACGTCGAGGGTGTAGACAACGTCGGCTCATTAAACGAGGTACTGATACTGACCTATAGGCGGGAAAAGTGAACGTAACCGTCGAGCGCAAAGACATACGCGGAGTTGCAAACGCAGGGGCAGAAGCGGCGCTTTTATCGGCGCTTGCTACTATCCACGCCGATACCGTTCCTAATTGCGCGAATGATAAGGGACAGCTCCGAAACTCGTATATGTGGAAAACCCACAACGAAGAGGGTGGTCTTAATTCACAGCCGGGTGAGAACGCAGACCATGTGCTTGACATTAACCCGCGAGAGGGAGAGGGATACGTCGGAACAGGTAGTGACCACTGGTATTCGGAGTTTGGGACACGGTATCAAATTGCCCAGCCAGCGCTTCGCCCGGCTGGAGAGAAATATAAGGGATCGTCGGCAAAACAGGTTGCGGCGAAGTATTGCCGAGACAAGATGCTAAACGAGTTTATGAAGCGCAAGTATTTGAGGTTGCTCAATGGCTGAATACTACGGCGGCGACTATCTCTATACAACGCTCTCGACCGATGCCGAGATACAGGCAATAACTACGTCGGTGTACAACGCTCGCATGGTGCCGCCCGACGCGCCAGCGGGTAAGACGATTAACTTCTACCCAGTCGTTCCGATGAACGCTCGCGGAGAGTTCTTTGAATCAAGATGGTCGATAGACTGTAGAGCGCCGCTTGAATCTGACGCGCTCGATCTTGCAACCGCTGTAGTTGCCGCTCTTAACCGAAGAAGCTACGCCGCTGGGGGGAAAACCTACTTCGGCGTTGTCGATATGCTGGGGCCTGTGCCACCGGCAAACGACGCGGACGTGTATAACGTGCCCGTCCAACTGTATATAAGGAGGCGCTAAATGCCCGCCCAGACTACTAAAAAGACACTGTTTGTACCCGATGGTTGTAAGGTTTCCGTCCAGCCGGGACGCACCGGGGCATGGTTTGACGTGGGAGCCGTAAGCGGAGGCGCAACCGCCACTCTTAGCTGGGATGAGAACATAATCGAAACCGGGAACGCCGGTTCATCCGAGCCACAGCGGCGTAACATGACGATTGAGGGCGGATTCACCCTCATCCACCTTGACCCCGAGGGCGTCGAGAAGCTTGGCTCTGGAATCCTTGAGCGTGTCGTAACCGCCGGAACCGCCGTAACCGCGTTTGATGACCAGGTTATTACGACCTTTGTAGCCGGGTCTATCATCCCGCTCGTACCCATCGTTACCGCCACAGGTGCCCCGCTCAAGTTCGCCGCCGCGCCGACACTGACCAGCGTTACTGCGAGCGTTTCGGGCGTTCTCGCCGCCAACAATGACTACACCATTGTCACGGCTGATTGCCCATCCGGTTATGGGATTGTATTCAACACGGCCGGAACCGCTACGGTTGCGACGACCGAGACTATCACCATCGTGTTCGGGTCCAACACGCCGGTTGCCTCGCAGACCATCTATGCCGGTTCTACCTCCTCCGTTGCTGTTCCCTACGGAATGAAGTATACCCATACCGACGACAACGGGCTTATACGAGAGCTTGAGTTGTTCTACGTTACCACCTCCTCGGGTGGACTTCAGTTTGGCTTCAAGGGCGCGAACGAGGACGGCGTCGAGGAAATGCCGATTACCTTCAACGCGAAGATCGACACGTCGAGAACCAATGGGCGTCAGCTCATGGCGTGGACGATTCAGACGGGGGCTATCTGATGATTTTGGCGGTGCGTGGGAAAGATTTTGACATTGGCTTTGTGAACAACTACTGTCACGAAAAGTATAGCGAACTCGCGTCACTTGCCCTTGACTTGCAAGACACGAAAGACCTGACGGATGCCAGGAAGAAAGTCGAGGCGGGCGATGCCGATGGTGCGCAGAAAGCACTCCGCGACATAGATAAGAAGCGCGTCGAGATCACCCAGCGTATCGTCAAGCTCCGTGAGGAAATCTTGCGCGAGCTTGTGGAGTCGAACGGTATCGAGTTTGACGCCGAATGGTGGAAACACAAGGCGTCGGTCAACGATATTAACGACTTCATTTATGAAAGCATTATGAAGGACACCGAGAAAAGTACCGTCGTAAAAAAAAAATGACGTTCCATCGGGATCGGTTGCTGGCCGCGCTGAATAAGTACTGGCGGGCGATCGACCTCGACTATTACTTACACAAGATGGATTTGCCAGGCGTGAGGAACGCGATAGCGGTCGCTGGAATGCCTAGAGAGGTTGTTGACTGGGTTTGGGAGATACAACGGAATCCTTTTGAGGTGTTCTAATGGCCGATACCATTCTCGGGAATCTTATATGGCGAATAACCGGGGATACCCGAGACTTTGACTCTAAGGTCAAGGGCGCTGATAAAGCCGCCGTTGGCCTTGGGTCGTCTCTCAAGAAGATCGGCCTTGGCATAGCTGGTGCTTTCGCCGGATATGCGATTATCGACAAGACGGTCGGGTTTCTCAAGGACTCCGCGAAGGCCGCGACCGAGGCGGGGGAAGTCTACTCGAAGTTCGGCGTAGTGTTCGATGACGTCAACATACGCGCAAAGTCGGCGGTAGAAGCATACGCTGACGCCTTCGATCTAGCCGATGTCTCCGCGCAAAAGCTCATATCAAACACGGGAAATATCCTCCAGGGATTTGGCGCAACCGCTGACCAGTCCCTACAAATGTCCTTGCAAATCAACACCCTCGCCGCTGACCTCGCCTCGTTTACTAATATCGAGGGCGGTGCTGAACGTGCGTCACAGGCGTTGACCCAGGCACTCACGGGCGAGCGCGAGATGGCGAAGGCATTGGGTATCGTTATCCGCGAGGATGACATACAGGCGCGATTGGCCGCGAAGGGGAAAGACAAGCTCACCGGATCAGCGCTTAATCTTGCGAAGGCACAAGTTACCCTAGAGATAGCCACCGAGCAATCGAAGAACGCGATAGGCGACTACGCAAGGACTCAAGACAGCACCGCGAACACGTTGAAGCGGGCGAAAGAGTCAACGCTAGAGCTACAGGTTGCCCTGGGCGAAGCCCTTAATCCGGC